ATATTTTGCGGTTGTCATTGTGGGCCATCCGTTCTGCTACCGCCGCGCTGCACGCCGCCATGATCGTGGTCATCCACGACGACACCGTTAGAACTCAACTTGCCATCGCTATGCGTAACGTTGCCTTTCATCGCTGCGCCCTTTGTGACTTCCAGCTGCGCAGTTTTGAGCAGCGCTGTGCATTCCACTTCTGGCGAGTCGAACAGGATTTTTACCGCCGCTTTGATGGTTGCCGTCTGTATGCCGGTTGCGGTCAGCGCGCCACTTTCCGGCTCGTACTCGATCACCGCACCGTCAGGGAATGACCAGTGCAGTGCATCAGCCGAGGCAGACGGAGCCGGGTTTTCATCCGAGAAAATACCCGGCAGCACAAAACCGGTATCGAGTTCGCCGCCGAGGCACAGAACAAGCACCTGCTCACCCACTGACGGCGCATTCCAGGAGCGGGTTTTACCCGCGCGGGCGCTCAGCCAGTGCAGCCAGTTGGTTGTGTTTTTTCCTGTATCGACACGGCACAGCCCACCGTCAAGATTGACGGCTGACACGGTTCCGATGCGGATCAGATTGCGCAGGAGACGCATGATTTCATTTAGTTGAATGCTCATGCGTATAAAATGAAGGGTCTTATGTATTTTTTAAAGTGAGTCCTGTTTACCTAGCTGTCAACAAACAGGCTCACTAAGCTTTGATTTAGCTTCGTCTAAGAGAATTGAAAATTCCGTCTTAATTTTTTTGTATATCGGGAGCCCAAACTCATCAAGCGTAAGCGTGTTTGAAATCCCATTAAAAAATGATGGTTTAAAAACTCCTAAGTCACCGCTCCATATCTTCATTAAGTACCCAATCCATTCCGGAATATCATGATCCCCAATTGATATCCTGGCTTTAGAATTTAGGTATGATGATATCTTCTTATTTGGAACCCAATGACTCAGCAACTCATCAAATAGAATGATATCATTATCCTTTTTGTTTTTAATGGCGCCTAACACATTCCCTCTAAAAAAGTTAGCGTCTTTAAGGTAAATATCGGCAGCACCGCAACAACTATTTCCATCAGAATAATGGAGTATATCGTTGTCAGCAAAACCAAAACTTAACCCTAATGCTCGCGCATATTCAAACATACGTATAAGCCAATATTGCCTAACTATGAGCGGCAATGAAAACTCCCTGCCTGATTTTATAGCTCCGAGTGATCTATAATGCTGAACAGGATTATTTGAAAGTATTTTTTTCAAGCTAGACCCAAACTTCAAGTTTGCATCCATTGGGACCTTTAAATATTCAGCAGAAATATGCTTAACTCCATTTTTTGCTGCCTCATCTAATAAATCAAAAGAACTAAGCTCATGCCCTGGGATTATAGGTTGAAACCTAAGTGAAACAGGTAAGTCATATGATGACAATAGACCGGCGCAAGAAATTATATCTTTCAATGGTGGGCATTTCTTATCAACAGAGCTTCTATAGGCCTCATTAATTATTGTAGTGGAAAACCTAATATAACAGTTTGAATGCTTTATAATATCAAGGTATTTCCCACTTGATAACAACGTTCCCTTTGTACTTATTATGAATGGGTAATTAAATTCATTTAATACCTTTATGTACTCAAGAGTTACTCCTGTGTTAGCTTCAATGTTAGAAAAAGGGTCTGACATCCCACCTAACTGAAAAGGTATTCTTCTCAAGATAAATTCATCAAGAGCAGAAGCTATTTCACCTTTTAAAACTCGCTTTAACCTTTTTTTTAAAATTTCAGGATTGGCTACTTTTAATGGCTGTTCTCTTCCAAAACCTTGTCGAGTTTTTGCGAAGCAGTAAGCACAACCATAACCACAGTTATTATAAGTGTCTAGCCGCAAAGGCGTTGCACAAAATGGCAGTTGGCTGGTTAGGGCTGTAGAATACCTGTAAACATCTTCCTTCATTATTCATATTCCTTTGATGTTAATTGTTATTAAATTCAGTGATTTTTACCCAGGCATTACACGCCCAATCAATAAAAAATGTAGCACCATGATATATATGTTGCATCAATACCACTAAAAATAAAGCAAGACTTAGCGAAAGAAAGATAATGATAAGGGATCTTGCAAAGGTGCTTGATTCTGAATACCTTCCAAAAATCTCATGAAACATTCCTTTATCGGCATATTCATCAATAACTAACTTATTGTCTTTTTTGATGTAATGAGGGAATGATAACTTGTAATTTACCCCATCATTTTCAAAATAAAAATCAGTTGTAACCTCTTCAACGATAGGCTTTTCAAAGCCGCTTTTACTTTTAGCTTCATCAGCAACTTTAGTATCTATTGCAATTGCGTATTTTTTTGTTAAAACCCTTCCTGTGAATTTGTTAAGATCGATTTTATGTTTAAGGAGATGGCATGCTTCCCAAGCCATCCATCTATAATCATGATTATAGGTCAAATACTCCCCGTAATCGTTATATTTTTTTATAAACGCGGGGCAGAACACATAGTAAATCCCTAACGCGATAACAAAAAATAACGATGAGAGCCAAAGCAACTGCCAGCTAAATGGAAGCTCTGCGTTAATTTTAATTAGTTGCCCGCCAAAGTTTAAATTTATCTCACCGGGAACATTAGATAATGCAACCGCAATCATTGGAACTATTGAAAACCATAATACAAAATATCTGAAAATTGAGACCTGAAAGAATGTTTTATATCTCTCCCAGCGCCAAACCTTATTTTTCACATTTTGGAAAAATTCTTTGCAGCGACCATCACTCATTGTTATTTCCTCAGGTTATCTATTGTCCATCCCAAACTTCAACCACTAGTCTCATTATATCTCCTAAATATTTATCATCAATTCCTAACAGTGGGCGTGCTTCATAGCGTACATCCTTGCCGTTTCGCGACGGCCGATCCCGAAGCCCATACTGATGCACCCGTACCAAACGCTGAACCTTCCCGACGAACTCGACCAAAGCTTCATCCGAGGTCGCCCGTGCCTTCATATATTTCGCCGTGCGAAGTTTGGCGAACATCTCGCGCTTCACCCGGCCTTTCTTGCCGCGTATCGGCTGCTCTTTACGCGGCTTGAACGGCGTACCGTCCGGTGCCTGTTGCTTTTTGATGTTCTGCTGCTGGCTGGCGCGCAGCTTCTTTGCGATGGCGCGCGCCATCTTTTTCCGTGCCGGTGCGGACAGGTTGCCAATCAGCGCGTTCAGCCGGGTGTTAACCGCCTCTAAATCACTCATTGCTGCCACTCGCTGACCAGCTCGCCCTTAACGTAAAGCTGCACCGGCCCGGCGTCATTCTCCGGCAGCGGGTTTTCGCCGACGTGGGTTACGTGCAGCCCGTCGTCGGCCTTCTTCACAATAACGCGCTCGCTCAGTTGCAGCTCAATACTGATATCGCTGGCCGTGTCGCTGATAACGTCAGCCTGAAAGGTAAAGCCCGTCCGGCGCTTTTCCTCGATTGCCATAATGTCGGGTTCATTTGTACGCAGCCATGCCAGCAGCGGCACGATCAGCAGGTCGATGTTACCGGCGTAGTCGGTGATAACCATGTTGAGCCGGTACTGGTATTCAAACGACAGCGAGCTGGCAAGCGTCGAGACGATGCGCCCGCTGTCGATAAACACGTTCAATGCGTCAGGGTTTCGCTGCAGCTCCGGCACGCTGTCTGTCAGCGCCTGGCGCAGTTGTTGGGGTTTCAGCATCGTGTTGTTCCTGGCAGTCTTTGATTATTTCGACCTGCAGCCCGCAGGCACCGAGTGCGGCCTCAAGCTGGCGATTATCCGCCGCCAGATCGCCTGCCGTTTTAAGGCTGTTTCCCGGCACCGGGCAGCTTGTCACGCGCGGACACCCAATCCAGATAATCTCTGGCGCTGGCGAAGGCCGGACGGCGGTTCTCCAGCCCGCGATTTTTCACGCCCTTAACGAATACCCAGCGCCGCAGCTCGTTACAGGCATCAGGCCAGTGCTGCAGCCTGATGTAACGGGCAAAGGTCGAGCTGCAGGCTGCGCGCACGCCGACGTTAAAGGCAAATGCCACGGCCGTGTCATAGACCGGCTGTGGCATATCGCTGCGCATACAGGCATCGATCCCGCGCTCGACGCGCATCACGTCATACACCAGATTGACCGCCGCCTGTCGCTCGCTGATCTGGCTTTGCGGCGTCACGCCTTCTGTGTGACCGATGCCGTTCGTCCAGACTCCGGCGCTGCACTGATAGGGCGAGGTGCGGCACCCCTCAGCGTTGGCGATGAGCGCCAGTCCGGCCTCGGACGTTTTCAGGGTTTTGAACTGTGGCAGCAGCGCGGCAATGGCCAGCACGGCCACCACGGCGCAGCGTTTAACGGTCTGGCTCAAGGCTCACCCCCCGCAGGCGCTGCAGCTCGTAGGTTTTACGGCGGTAATGCCAGTTGATAAAGAACGTCGCCACGTTAGTAATGAGCGTGATAACGGCCACGCCGGAACCGACCATAAAGGCGATATCCTGTGGCGTATGACGGCCGAACCACATCAGGATGAGGCCAATCAGGTAGTTGATCACAGAGCTGATTTTTTCCATTTTTAGTCCCACAGGTTGACGGTTTCACCTGCTGAAGATTCCGGCAGATCAG